TTACTCAGTCGAAAGTTCCGCCGAAGGATCTTCTGTGGTGATCTCTACCACCTCATAGCCGTCGTGTTCCCGGAACCACTCCACCATACGGCCGTCCATGATCTGCGCCTTGCCATAGGCGAACTGGACGCCGCCCGCACCAATGCCGCAGAACGTGGTATTGCCCTTGACCTTGATTTCATAGCCGGTAACGGTCTTTTTCTTTGCTGCCATAGTCTTCATCCTTTCTGCTTACGCGATTTTGATGTTTCTGAGAACGCCGGCATGTACCGTGTTCTTCAGGACGGTAGCCGCCACCATCTCGACTTCGCCGTCCTTCACGGCACCGGGCGTGTTGAAGTCAGGCAGATACTGCCGGATAGCGCTGTTGCCGGTCAGAGAAGCCGCGTGGAAGCCGTCGTTCACGTCAAACTTGACAGCGTAGATGTCGGTCAGGCCGGTAACGGCGGCATTGGAAGCGCCGATGTTGCGGCTGATACCGGCCTTCACGCAGTCATTGCCGGTGACAGCGGTATCAGAAACGGTGTAGTGCTTGCCCAAATCCATGAAGCGGACGCCATCCATGGAAGTCACCTTTCTGCCGAAAGCTTCCTCGGATTCCGTCTTGTAGCCAAGCAGCCGTGCCATGGTCTGAATCTTGGCGATCATGGCGCTGTTCATCAGCAGAGCGTCTGCCTTGGTGTTCTTGATGAGCAGCTGAATCTGCTCATACAGCTGGTCGGCGTTGGTCTTCAGGTTGGTCATGGTGCTGACATCGATGGCAGAGCCGGTGCCGGTGTTGTATTCGGTGGAGGTGCCTGCCAGCATCTTGTCCAGACCGTCAAACTCGGTGGTATGGGTGGTAGCGTCACCGTTCACCAACGTGTAGTGGAACAGGCTGATTGCGGCCAACACCTTTTCACGAATCTGATAAGACATGTTGTTCCACTGACCTTCCGCCTGCTTCAGCACACGGTCGATCTGGAACTTGCCGCCGAAGATTTTCAGGTCAGCGGTTTTCTTTTCCACGGTTGCCTGATTTGCGGTGTACTCTGCATTCAGCGCACGGAAAGCCGCCACAGAGGGAAGCTTCTTCTGAATGTAGGAATAGGTCAGGGTGCTGCCGCCCTGAGGGGAAACGCAGTTGTCAAAAGGCAGCAGCTGAAGAATCTCGGATTCCCTCAGAAAGATATCAACAATCTGCTGGGAAACCTTGTCGGACATACCGACTTTCATTTCTGCAAGGGTCATAGCCATAGTTCATTACCTCATTTCTTAATTATTTTTCGATTCATATGCCTGTCTCAGAGCATCCTCAAGGTTCTTGGGTTCACCCTCCCCATGCCCTCCATCGGGCAGCTTGTTTTCGAGAACCTTCTTCTGCCCGGCGGCTTCAAACTGGGTCGGGAACTGGGTTTTCAGACCGGAAAGCTTGTCCTCCATGCCCTTGATCTTGCCGTTTTCATCCAGCGCCAGTTCCTCGGGCTTATACTTCTCGCGGAGCTTGTAGGCCAGATAATCCGGGTCGAGTGCCTTAGCATCCCGAAGCGCCAGCTGGATAGCGTTATCAATTCTGGTCTTCTCAAGCTCCTTCTGAAGCTGGCCGACAGTGGTCTCGTAGCTGGTGATCTTGCTCTGAAGCTCCTCGTTGCCCTTGGTGCCTTTTTTCAGATCAGTGATTACGCCGTTGGCCGTTTCCAGCTCGGCCGTCTTGCCGTCAAGCAGGGTCTGAAGGGCGTCATATTTGCCCTTGCCGACGTACTCACCGCTCGCAAGGTTGGCAAGCTTGACCTGCTTGTCCTTGTTGGCTTCGCTGCCGTTGTAGGTGTTCAGCGCCTGTTCCAGCTGTGCATAGAGGGATTCACCCAAAATCTCTTTCAGAAATTCCATAGTTTTATTTCCTTTCCTGTATTGCTGCCGTTTTTAATCGTGGTGCCACCCACAAGCAAGCGCCTGTTTAAGCGTCCGGCGCAAAGACAAATTAGCGAACGGTTTAAGCGCCATGTTCAGGGCGCGGAAAAGGCACTCCGTTTCCAGAGTGCCTTTTGACCCGGTCAAATCAGTTCTTCGGCTTCGTCGTCCTCCGCGTCGGGAAGACTGGGCGCGGCCGTGGTCTCAAAGGCTTCCTGCTGCATCTCCCGGACAGTTGCTTCAATCAACGCATCCACGGTATCAATATCCAGCTTGTAGCCCTTGGATTCCAGAAACTTGCGCACATAATTCTTTTTTGCCTCGCCCATGCCGGATTCCTTGTAGATCATCTCTGCGGCCTTCACGCCGACAGCCGTCCACTTCTTCACCTGTTCCAACTTCTCGGTACTCACCTTCAGCTTGATCCACGGAATCAAAAACGTGGTCAGCAGCAGCCCCAGAAGGGTAATCAGGGCATTCACAACGGGTGTCAAATCGATCATTTTTGTTTTCTCCTTTCGGTTGTTGAAATATAAAAAGCAACCGTTCGGAATTCCCGAACAGTTGCTTCTTTACGGATTAACTTGCTGAAAATAGGCATAGAAAAAGCACCATGCAAAACTGCACAGTGCTTTTACCTATTTGGCTCGGACTTCATTTCCTTTCTGTGAGCTATCATGTAGTTCAAAAGGAAATCGGATTCTTCATCCGTCAAGATACTAAACGGACTTATCTGGGAATCATCTTCGTGCCCAGAGTATTTATAATCATACCCATCAACGACAGGGTCGAACCCTAGCTTCTTACATATCTCGGAATATGTCATTCTCTGAACACCTCCAATTCCACATTCTCCGCCTTAAGTAAGTCAAGTATTGCTTCTAGACGGTCTCCAGACTCGTTGTCATTATAGAGATACTTGTTTGCTTTGTCAAGAAGCTGGTCAACAATTACTTCGTTGAAATCCCCAAGAACTCTATACCGCATGACATAACCGTTATGGCATGCAATTATACCGTATTTGTATCTTTTCTCGTAGGCCGTGGTTAAGTCCATAATGCTTGGGACACTACTGCCGGGGTGATTATGTATTGCAACTACAGTGCCAGGTTCTGCACCCATGACCATTCTACGCATTTTCAGGCTTGGAATGACCTCATTTTCTACATCGTAGTCAGCTCGTATTATTGCTTTACCTGTCACCGTATCAATGAACGCTAAATCCTCAAACTTTGTACCTGACCTATGGGAAAGCATCTCTCTTGCCTTTTCACAGGCCGTGCGTTGAATAATTACTGGTTCATCCAGATTGTTATACAGCTTTCGATACCCGGAAGTCTTTACAAACGGATTCACCGCCGTACTGTCATATTTGTTTTTGGATTCTTCCTTTGCCGCCTGCAAGTACTTGCTCTTGAAATCCTCGAAATTTTCCGTCTTGTCCAGCCCGAAGAACTTCGCCCGGTCTTGGAGGGTTTTCAGCTCGCTTTCGCCCAGCGCCCATCTGGCACGGGTCAAACATGCGCAGCGGCAATTGATAACCTCGGAAGCGCCGCCGTCGGGGTCGCCGGGGCGCATCAGACCGTTGGAGAACTTTTCTTCAAGCTCCCGGATCTCGCCGTCGACACGCCTGTGGGAATCTCTGGTGTTCCCGTCTAAGGTGGCGTCCCACTGCTTTACCACATCCGCGCCGTTGTCCTTTGCTGCCTGCTGCGCATCAGCGGTGGAGGTCTGCTGTATCCTGTGCCCCTCAGTTCGGGTTATTATTCGCGTCCGATTCAGCGGGGCTTTTGATGCATTGGCAAGATTCCGGGCGATATCATTGTACCCCAGCCCCGTAGCAATGCCCCGGCTGATTTCCTGCGTGATGGCCTTTTTCAGCCCGGATACCTCCACACCCAGACGCTTATACAAGCCCTTGCTTACCTTGGAATCCACCAGAATAGCCCGAACTGCCGCTACCTGATCTATGGGGGCAATGACGGGGACACCCTGCTTTGCAATATCGTACATGGTGCCAATGTAGCCGGATTCAAAGGAGCGCTTCAGGTAACCTTCAATGGTGCTGTAATTGTCGCCCTGCATCTTATCCAGAATGCCGCTGATCTGCCCCTGTAATGCTTCCTGATACTGCTTCTGATAGATCTTAGACCGTCTCTGCGATTGCAGGCGTGTCCTTACAGCATTGCTTACGTCATCCTGATTCAGTACGTCATCCAGCAGGTCTATTTCGGCTTGAAAGTCGCGGACTTTCCTGTTGATATCGGAAAGCGCCTGTTTGTACTGGGCTTCCAGCTCCTTCAGCGCATCCGCCTCGGACGCCAGAAGGGACTGCAAGACTTCTTTTTCCCACCGGTTCACGTCGTATCACCTTCCGGATGAATGCCGTCCAGAGCCACCTGAGCCGCCGCTGTGGGGTCATCCTCCGGCTTTGGCAGCTTGTCCTTCACGTCGTCATAGTCCAGCTCAAGGGCCTCACACACGAGCTGGGCGGTCAGCTCCTGCCCCAACATGGAAGCAGTATTCAGAACCGTGGTGACCCTCGCCTGCTGCTCCTGCGCTTTCACAAGGTCGATCTGGGCGTTTTCCTGAGCGTTTGTGATGATCTCACGCTCAAAGTTGAAATACACGTCCTTCTGCTCGTAGTCAGCACTGTTTCTGTCGTTGATTTCCTTCAGCACCAGCTTCAGCAGCTTCCGCATGAACTGGAGAAGGAACGGCTGCAAGCCGTCACACTTCAAATCCAGATTTGCGTAGGCGGACTTGATGGCAATGGACGTTGTTGCGCTGGTATCCTTCAGCGCTTCCGTGTTCACGCCCTGACCGAAGCGGAAGATGTTCTTTTCGTCCACTTCCATTTTCGTTTTCCGGGCTTCCACGGGAATATCGATGGTCTTGATATCCACATCACCACTTTCGCCCACACCAATAAGCTTTTTCGCCCTGACGTTGAAGTGCAGTTCATCCAAATTGTCACCATCAAAGCCTTTTACCACGTACAAAGCCTCGTTGGTGTCCTGAATGTTGTTCGATAGTCCGGCGTTCATCAGGTCATAATCGTCGATCAGCGCCTTAATGGTTTTCAGGCCGCTGAATCGCTTTTTCCCGTTGTCCAGCCGGAAAAATGGGATCATGCCGTAGTCGTCATAGAAAAGGCGGTCTTCGCCGTCCTTTTGGTACAGGATATGCGGCCGCGGGTTATTGGGAATCGAATCATCCCGGACAATACCGCCGTCATCCTCCTGACAGAAGAACCATGTCTGCTGTTTGTCCCAGACCTGAATGCGCTTGATTTTCTTGTTGTCCTTGTCAATTCGGTCAACAAACCAGTAAATCACGTAGGCGCACCCGTCGTCCGTTTCCTTCTCGCGGACTTCCACAACGCCGGTGCTGTCGGCGACCTGAAAAGCAGTTCTGTCGTCCTCGCTCTTGTAGGCATACATGTATTCCCAGCCCTTCACCACAGTGCCGGAAATAAGGCCGTTCAGCTCGGCGACAAAGCTTTCGTTTTCGTTGAAATATGCGTCAAGCTCTGTTTGCAGCTCCGGAATGTCAGACTTCACGAACCCGCCGTGGCCGGAAAGCATGTACTGTGTCTGCTGATCCACCAGCAGTTTGAAAAACGGGTGGGAAATTTTGATATTGCTTTTCGTCTTATCTTCCTGAATCTCCCCCTCGGCGTCAATGAAGAAGATCCGATAGTCCTTGATATCGTGGTCTCCCTCATAGTAGCGCACTCCGGTTTTCGCAAACTGTTTTGCCCTGCTGGAAGCGTCATTTTCGATGAACTTTTTGATTTCGCCTACGGACAGCATTTAATCACCACCATTTCACGCCAGAAAGTCATGCTTTTTCAACCTTTCGCCGTATGTCTCCTTGATTTGCGCAATCGCCGCAACCGCAATCTGATTTTCAAATTCCGGGTGTGCGTCACAGTATTTTTCGTAATGGGTGATATCACCCAGAATCTGCTTAAAATGCTCATGGCTGTGGGGCTGCCCCAGATAGATTTCATCGGCAAACCGAAGAATCCTGACCCGGCAATCCTTGGCATGGATTTCCCGGTTTTCGTCCCGGATGGTGTCAACCTCTTTCTTGACCGTCTTCATATCCCGCTCAAGCGTCTCCATTTTGGAAAGCACTGGCTTCCACAGCCATTCCAGAACGGCAGACCATGGGTTGATTTTGATAGGGGCGATCTGGAGCAAGGTCAGCAGGATCAGCAGCCCTCCACCACTCCCGTAAACAATTTCTTTTACTGTCATTTGCGGCACTTCCTTCGATCATATCAGCCACTTGCTGCCCGTTATGTATTTCTCCAGAGCATAGCGCATGGCGTCCATCAGGTGGTTAAAATCGTCTATCGGCGCATTCAACCTGTTCCCGAATTTATCCGTATCCCACGTGTAATTGCTGATCTCTGTGAGGAAATTCACACACCGGGGGTGAATGATAATTTCCAGATCCTGAATCCACTGAATACCGTTTGTGATGCTGTCCTTTCCTTTTGCGGCCCCCTTGACGCGTAAGCCCAAGGTTTTCAGCTCGTCAATGGACTTCGGTTCGGCGGAATCAGCGGTGATTCTCTCTTTCCCGTAGCCCATGCTCTGCACCTTTTCCGCGATCCGCTTGTTGGAAAGCCCCTTTTCGTACATCTCGTCAAACACGAACAAGCGCTTTTCCTTCTGGTCAAGAAGACCGCAGAAAAGCGTTGAGGGGTCGTTTGTGTATCCAAAGTCAAGGCCGAATGCAGAAACAATACCCGGCTGCTGCCGCACCTTGTCTATGTCGAAGGCTTCTTCTTTCCAGTTCTCATAGACAAGGCCGTCAACAATTCCCCATCCGCCCAGCCCTGCAACAGCATAGCGGCGGGGATTGCGTTTCTTCATGTCCTCGAATACTTTGATATCAGCAGCGTCCAGCCACTCATTGCATTTGTAGTTTGTAGTCATTGCAAGAATGTCAGAATCAGGCGGCGCGTCGAAGAACCGCTTTTTCAAAAAATGATGTTCGTTCCACGGGTTAAAAGTGATTGTCCATTGTTTGAACAGCCCTTCTGGAACTTCGCCACGGATAGATTCATCAAGCACGTTGAAGTCATCTTCTTTCATGACCTCATACGCTTCTTCAAGCCACGCCCAGCAAAGCACACCAACGTCAACCGTGATTGACGTAACCTTCAAGGGATCGTCTAACCCACGGAAATATATCTTTTGGCCTGTAGGCGTGTATGTGGCCTCTAACGGGCTTTCTTTGAACTCCCACCATGCATCAACCTTCAGCCGGTGAACAGCCCATTTCAGTTCCGTGAAGCAACTGTCCTTCAGTGTTCGGAAAGTCTTTCTGACAACCAGCGTGTTTGCGTCAGGATAAGCCATCATGTTTACGATGAACCAAAGCGCCGTTGTCTTTGATTTCTTGGAAGCGCGGCTTCCTTTGACCACCCTGTAACGGCCTTTGAACCGCCAAAACGTGCCATAGCCTTTGCCGACAACGTCGGGAAGGTGAACTTTGATTTTGGGCTGCTCAGTCCTCAAGTTCATCAGCCCCCGAAATAATGACGGGTAAAGCAACATCGACCTTCATTTTGTCACTGAATAGGTTGTACCTTTTGCCTAGCAGTTCAGCGGCCTTCAGCCGGTCTTTTTCGGATGGAGCCTTTTTCATCGTCCTAGCCTCAGACATATAGTCTCCGACATTCTCAACGACAATCTCTTCTGATTTGGATTCCCCGCGGAGAACAGAGGTTAAATATTTTAAGACTTCATCCTGATCTGCAATCAGTTGGGACTCTTTTTCGGCCATTCGTTTGGCAATGTAATTTTTGATATTAGGTTTTATCAGGTTTTCAGCGCCAATAGCGGCCGCTGTCTTTGCTGAATACCCGGCTCTGATTGCGGCTGCCGTTGCGTTGGCATCAATCAAGTATTCATCACAAAACCGCTGCTGTTTCGCTGTCAGCTTAGCCAC